TTCTTCAAAATCTTCTTGAGAGGTAATGTCTGATGCATTTACTTCACAAAGATTACAGAATTGATACGGTCTTAATCCGATTTCACAACAAGGGTTAGTCCCCCAATCTTTATCGTTAGATAAATAAATCCCAGGTTCACCCGCTCCAGATAATTCAATACGTTTCCATAAGTCCATGAAATAATCTTTCGTTACTTTATGTCTCATAAGAACTGCCGAATTATTTGCTCTACCACGTTGTGGGTTACTTTCCCACCAAGAACCTGATTTACAAGAAATCATTTCATCATCGTCAGCAGAAAACAAACTAATAAGAGCTGCTCTACGAATACCTCCGGCAAGTACCGCATCTGCGATATAACATACGATATCGTGGACTTCAATCGGTTTAAGTTTTTGACCATCTTCTTTTGCATCTAATACTTTTTTAATGTTATGTAAACAATCTTTTAATGGTTGAGGCCCTGGTGCTTTACCCCCAGATGTTACCAAACGTGCACCTTTAGGTCTGATATCACTAAAATCAAAAACAGGTTTTGATGCTTTAGCGCCAAAATAAGACTCTAATAAAACTTTGATTGCGTCAGCCCAACCTTCAATACTATCACCAATTAGATACCTTCTAGTTCTATTTGCATTTGGTTTTTTAATTTCAGGTAATTTATCTACATGATGTTTTTGAACAGAGTAACCAACACCTGTGCCACCTAATAAAAGAAACATTGCTTCGGAAAAAGAATCAACATGGTCGATTGGCATATAAGCGCAGTTGTAGATTCTGTTTGGAGAAATTTCGATCGGTTTCCCACCAAACTGTAAACTTCTCATGGAAGGTAACACTTTTTTGTCATACACTAATTTATATACCTTTTCGATTTCTTCTTTAAGTTCAGGGTATTTTTTTTGATGCATCTCTTTGTTTCTTGTCACCAATTCTTCCCACGTTTCTCTACGATTTAACTCAGGCATGTATTTAGCATACTTCATGTAAACAGTTAAATCACTTAAAATTTCACTACTTAATTCCATTTTAATTTTTTAATTAATTATTATTTTGTTTTTGTAACTCTTTCGCTCTTTGGATTCTTTCACGAGTATGAGTTTCTTTCTTTACTTCTTGGGTTTTTTCATACCCTAAAAATGTTTGTGAAGTTTCCGTATCAATATAAACTTTACCATTGTCAAATGTACAGTCTTCAAAAACAACTCCGTCACGTCCAAAACGAGACTTTAAAACCGCTATTGTCGCTCTACCTGATTCTTTTTGTGGTAGGGTTCTTGCTACAGACATAATAAAATGTCCTATTTGAGCCTTTTTAATAGAACCACCCATTTGGTCACCTGTTACCACATCAGCACTAATTGAACTTCTGTTACCTTGAACGGCTGTCCATCCAACTAACCCAAATTCACTTAACATTGATTCAAAACCTCTCATTACGTTACCCTCACCAGACCATTCATCACTATATTGTTTTGTAGATTCTACACAATCAATATAATCAATAATAACCATATCAGGTTTAAAACCTAATGAAATTTCATGTCTAACGAAAGATTTAATGGTTTGCATAGTTACACCCTCTGAAGAAAACTTTCTGATTTTTAAATCATTTGTTCTGTTTGAAGTTACTTCTTTGTGTTTTGCCAAAACCTCTTCTTTTCTTTCAGCTAAATCATTTAAATCAATTCCTGACCAACAAGCTAAATGTTTTCTCTTAATGACATCAGGCATATCTTCGAAAACAATTTGTAAAACATTGTATCCCTCATTATAAGCAGAATTGGCGATTTTGGTTAGAATGGTGGTTTTACCAACACCGTAAGGTGCTAGAACAACACCAAGTTCACCGCGAGATAGACCACCATCGGTTAGTTGATCAATACCACTTATTCCTGTTGGAATTGGGTGTCTAAAATCTTTCTCTAAAACTGCTTCAATGTTTTCTGTTATAGATGTACCGTCATCTTTTTCGGAACCAAAGGAAAGGGCTTCTCTTAAAATTTCAGCACAAGTTTCATAGTTATCAAATTCACCGTTATCAACTATTTTAGTAATTTTTTCATTAGCTTTTTTAAGTTCTTGTTGTCTACAAAAATTTAAAGCCTTGTTTTGAACAAATTCCCAGTCTTGTACATTTAAGTTGTTAATTTCCTTCAACATTTCAAATACATAATCCTGTGTAACCTTGTCTTTAATTTCCATTTTAAGAATGGTTTCTAAAGTATCTATTGCAGGAATTTTTTCGTATTTCTCATAGTAGTCCTTAATTTGGGCTACTATTAATCTAAAATATTCATTGTCAAAGTACTTTGCGTGTACTATGTCTATAATTCTGTCGGAAAATTTTTTGTTAGCTGGGTGTAATATTTGGTTTATTAGTTCTGTTTGAAATTTATAACCTAAATAACCTAATGTAACACTCTTACTCATCTTTTTACCCTCTTTATTCATAAATAGTTTTTATGATTTTGTTGTTGCGTATTCCACATGTAAATTTTCTTGTTCCAAAACAGATTGAATTTGGGTGATAATTTTAGGTATTAAATCACGAATATCAACACTGTAACGAACTCTTTGTGGGTAAACATTTCCAGTAAATCTTTTAGCTGATATAGTTTTCTCATCTATCCTAATTTCAAAATCAAAGATATCTTCTTTTTCGTAAATAGGTGTTCTGTTTATTTGTTCTTCTGTTTGTTTCTCATAGGCGTTAAATTGTCCCCATAAGTATTCTAAAGATTTCTTTTTAAGTTGGTTTTGAATCATTGTTACACAAGTGTTAGTACAATCCATAATATCCAAAGATTGTGTTGACTTGGGATTAAAATTTTTAACTGCAAAATATCTTTGACAGATAATGTTATTGTTAATTTTTAATAAAAATTCGAACTTTTTCATATTTTTGATTTTTTATAATTTGTTTTTTCTTTTTTTGATAATTTAATAAACGGTTCTAAAAAGTTAACATATCCGTTTTCACCACCAGGGATAGCATACATTATACCATCCTCAAACATCATTTTTAAAACATTTTTATAATCACGTCCTTCAGGGTCTAAAGGTAAGTTTATAAGGTTTAAAACTTCTTCTTTGGCTTCATCTGTTAAAAGAGGTTGGTGTAAATCGATAATGATTTTATTTACCTCATAAACATTACCCTTGTGACTACCTTTTGTTTTTCCTTCTATTATTGAATCAAATATCTTCAATTCTTTTTCCTCTTTCAAGGCTTGAGATTTTGAAATAATTTCCTCTAAAGTAACTTTTCTATCTTTAATTTCAGGGAAGTGTGTAAGAAGCGTATTTTCAGTAACACCGTCTATTCCTTTAATGTTATCAGTTGAACAACCTTCAATTATTTTAACTAATCCAGCGTTTTCATAATAGTGTTGGAAATACCATGAGTAGTTTCCAATACCTACCAAAACTTTTTTATCTGCCAAATAGAGGGTAACATCTTCAGAAATTAATTGACATAGGTCACGGTCGTTTGTATAAATAATAACTTCTTCGGTATTTTTTTTATTTAAAGCATAAAATGCCAATAAATCATCAGACTCACAATCTGGGTGTTCATACTGTCTAAGGAATAAGTCTTCAGCGTAGGCTTTGACTTTTAATTTTTGGAGTTCATAATTTTCGTCAAAAAAACGAGGTCTATTGTTTTTATACTCAGGGTAGTAATCAAGTCGTAAGTAACCACCACGTTCACCATCCCACATAACAACAACCTTATCAACCGATAATTCAACTATTAATTTTCTAAGTGTTGTGTAAAATTGGAAGATACCTCCGATGTGAACTTCTTTATAGAAAACGTTCTTAGCTCCGTTGTAAGAGCGTTTCATTAGAACGTTTCCATCTATAAGAAGTGTTTTGGTTTTTTCTTTTTTTCTAGTTACCTTGAGGCCCATTACCTGTAAAGTTAAAGGGTTCAACAATCTTTTTCTTTTCGTCTTGAGTTTCTTCTTCTAAGACACCTAATTGAAGTAAAAATTTTATATAATCATTAGTTAGTGTTTCACCTTCTAGAAATCTCTCAATCCCACGTTGAATTAAGTAGTAACAAGCTAGTTGATCTGAACCAACTATGGATCTTCTATTAATTTCTTCGATTATGTTATAATTTACTTTCATATTATTCAAGACCTTCTAAATCAATATCTGTTTGTGAACCTTCTAGAGCGAAGTCTTCACCTTCTTGAACATCTAAACCGTTTTTAATAAACATGTCAGTCCAAAATTCAGAATATTCTTTTTTGTATTTTTCTTCAGCTTCTTTTGTATCTTCAATAAAACCGTGTGGTGTTACAATTACCTTACCATCTTCGTAACCAATACCGTTTACGTGATTTTTAAGAATTGAGATTTTAGTACGGGTAGCGAACTTAATCTTTCTACCGTTCTTGGTTGCCATAATCTTATTTGTACCAGCTCCTTTTTGATTACCGTAAAGGAAAATTAAAGTACTGTTAAGATAGATAGCCTCACCACCTTTCATCTTAATTTTTGGTTGACCCATTGGAGAGTCAGGTAATTCAACCCA